GGCGGCGGCGGCTCCGGCTACGAATATTCCTCCACGCATGGCGAAGGCGGCGGCGGCGGCGTTGGCCTAGACGGGCAAGGCGCAAGAGGCGACCGTGCTGGTAATACAGCCGTCCCTCGTACCAACTCCCACGCTGGCAGTGGAAACGCAGCCAACCGAGGTAACTGGTCTTCGTACAACTTTGGCTCCCCTTGCTTCTACGGCGGCGGCGGCGGCGGTTCGGGCGGTACGCGAGGTGCGTATGGCGAAAACCAATTCACGGGCGGCGCGGAAAACGGTAACGGCACTTATCACCGAGTTGGTGGCCTTCATGGCGGCGGCGGTGGTGGATCAGGCACAAGCTCTGGCGGCGGACACGGCGCACCAGGAGGTCTTCGTATCATCTGGGGTATTGGCGAAGACGGGACTGAGCGCAGCTTCCCGTTCACATACTGCTCCGAAAATCCGAGCATGAAATACAATGGAGAAACCTAATGTCTGTAGATCGTAATCTCCTTATTAAAAACATGCGGGCAACCCGCGACGAGAAGTTAGCCATAAGTGACGTGGATATGCTTCGTAAAATAGAGGACGCTGCTAGTTTTGCAGCGTTCTCAACGGCTCGTGCCGATTGGGCAACATACCGCGAGGCACTTCGCAACCTTCCTTCAACGGTTCCAGATACAATCGAGGACGACTACTCGAATGTACCCGCTATGCCACTTTCACCAACAGAAACCGCAGCCTTACCATCAGAGGACTAAAGATGAAGCTCATTCCTTACATTGACCAACATGACATCACTCACTACGTGGACGTTTCCCAAGTAATGTACACAGAAACGGCTATGCTAGGCCCACATAACGAAGACGGTAATCCGTCAATTACTGGCACTCGCATATGTTTGGCAACGCAAGTGGGCGGCTATGTTTTTTCAAAGGAGCCGCCAGAGGTTATCTGGCCTCGTATTCGTGAAGCCTTGAAGTAAGGCGCATGACCTTTGCCAATCCCTTTGGCTTCCCCATTTTCTATGAAGAAATAGAGAATGGGGATCAGCTTGCCGATGATCTTTGCGACTACGCATACGACCTTCGGAGCCAAGACCCTAACGGGAAACTTATTAGTCATTCTTGGCATGAGTACGAAAGAGCCAAATCTTCCGAGGACTATGAGAGAAGCGGTTACACAAGTCACGGTGCTTTCCGTTTGTGTGAGGATCATCGCTTTGATCCTATTCACAAGGCGGTAGTTTCCCAAGTTCAGAAATACACAGGCAATTTAGACGCTGATCCAAGGTTTCACATATCAAACTCTTGGGTGTCTATTTATGGCCGAGGACATTTCGTACCCGAACACATACACGGGTTTGCTCACTTAGCATGTGTTTTCTATGGGGCCACCACTGAAGGCACAGGGGAAATCGTCTTTCGTAACCCAGCGGCGTCTTCGTACAATTCCATTTACGGAAACGGTTTTAGTTTATGGAATGACAAGTACCCTCTCAATCCTACGAAGGGTACGATGGTTGTCTTCCCTGCGCACATGGCTCACTACACCAACCCCCATATGGCTGACGAGGATAGAATTATCCTTAGTTGCAACGTGGTGTTCGAGGAATGCACGTTCTGAAAGGACGACACTGACCTCCTTCAGTCATAAATTGCTACTAAGGAGACAGTCCCGATGGCTAAAAAACCAATCAGCAAGAAGTCTATGCCGTGCAACAAGCCACGGCGTGCCCCAGCAGGCTCGAAGAAGAAGTCTGTTGTAAAGGCGTGCTCGGGCGGCAAGGAAAAGATTGTTCGTTTTGGCGATCCTAAGATGACCATTAAAAAGTCCAAGCCTGCCCGCAAGAAGAGCTACTGCGCACGAAGCGGTGGCATCAAGGGTGGCAGCAACAAGTTGAGTGCAAACTACTGGTCACGAAAAGCGTGGAACTGCTGACATGGGCGAATTCAAGTTACCGATTGCACTGGTGCTGGCCATGTCTGCGCAACTTGCTGGCGGCGTCTGGTGGGTGTCTCAGCAGGCGGCAACCATTAGCAGCCTAGAAGAGACGGTAAGCCAGCTTGGTTCCAAGATGGCTATAGAAGAAAACGTGAATTTGAAGAGGGATGTAAGTGAACTTATCGAGGCAGTTGACTACATCTGGGCCGAGATTGATGAGGTCTGGGATGACACCGAGGGTCTTGCAATGAGCATCATGGATATCAACGGGATCAAGCAAAGACTTACCGCCATAGAGACGGAACTCAAGTACATCGTCCGAGACCATACCGATCCAAGGGGTAAATAACACCGATGGCAAAGACATCTAAGGGCGTAAAGGCGCTGGGCAAGAAAACGCAGTCTGGCAACATGCAGCATAAAGACTGCCCCTGTACGCAAGGATAGATCATGGCCAAGAAGCCCGCCAAGAAAAAGCTCGACGCCTGCGCAAAGAAGGTGAAGTCACGCTATAAAGTTTGGCCCAGCGCGTACGCATCAGGCGCAGTCTCCAAATGCCGCAAGGTTGGCGCAAAGAACTGGGGGAACAAAAGTGGCAAAAGAAAATAGTCTACGCACTTGGTTCGCCCAGAACGGCGGCGAGGGCTGGATCGACTGCAAGACTGGAAAGCCTTGTGGTCGCAAGAAGGGCGAGAAGCGCAAGTCATATCCAGCGTGTCGCCCGACTAAGGCGAAATGCAATAGCTCCGCCAAGAAGAAAACAAGTTCGAAACGCATATCGTGGAAGAAGGGAAAGAAGTAATGAAGTACGGTAAAGCAAAGAGCGCAGTCAAAAAGAAGGCATGTTCTCCTGTCCGCGCTGGCAAAGCGCCAGTTAAGAAAAAACGCTCTGGTCTGAAGACCAAGTAACCCAACACATTCACCATGAACATCAAAAGCAACATCAAAAACATAAAAGAACTCTCTGAAAGTAAGGGGTGGGAAACCATAAACGAAGTGATGAAGGAAGAAATCCTTCAGCTTGCTTTGCAAATGGCCCGCACCCAAGAAATGACGCAGCAGCAGATGGACTTTCAGCGAGGCGCAATATGGGCAGCGGAGCAAATGCTTAATCTGCCTCAACGGCTCATCCTTAAACTAGAGGGTGAGCTTTCACTTGATGAAGTCACGAGCCGCCAAGGCCGCTCAGAAAGGAACTAAAATGGCCATTGAACCTAAAATGGATAACGACCAAGTAGCACGCATCGCGGCACGCCAAATGGGCGGTCCTGCGCCAGAGCCTTCCGCGCCGAAGGAAGCGCCAGAGACTGCGCAAGAGAAAGCTGTTTCAGCAGCATCTCCTGAAACAGAGGGTGACAAAACGAACGCTGAAGCGGTCATCTACAATGTGAAGATTGGCGAAGAAGATCGTCAGCTTTCTCCCTCTCAGATTGCGGGTACGTACGAACGCTATCGTGACCTGAACTATAAGCAAGCTCAGATGAAGCCTATCAACGACATAGCTAACTTGGTTATGGAGAAGACAGGCCGTAATGCTGAAGACACCGCTAAACTCATGGCGGCAGCTTTGAAGTCGATGACTAAGAACGCTCAGATGGGCAACGACCGCCCAGCACAGCCAGGGGTCGCGCAGCCTGTTACCGCACAACAAGGTGACGCCGCTGCAATGTCCGCAAAGCTGACGGAAGAGTTTTCGAAGTACGAAGATGAAAATGCCATCTCGCTACCACCAGGCTATCGCGAGCAATATGATCGCATGGGCCGTATGGAGCAGGCGATGGGTTCTCAGATGCAGATGATGCAGAAGATCCTACAGCAAGCACAGCAAGCTGGTCAGCAAGGGAACGACAGCCGTGACCAGGCTATCGGATCTCGTGAAGAAGCAATCATGCAATCTATCCGAAATAACTTGGATCGTGCGCAGCAAGCGGCGGGACTTCCTGACGAAGCTATTGGCGACTTCCGTACGTACGCTTTGGAGCGTGGGTACACAGCAGAGGACTTCGCTGATGCCAACCTTACAGAGAAAGTCATCAACGACTTCAAGAACCAAATGAACACCCCAGAGTTCGAACGCTTACGCGAAATGGCAGGCCGTCGTGAGGCGTACTTACGCTCTCAAGCGGGCGGGCCTACTAGCCAAGCAGCCGATACTGGCGGTGATGATACCCTCGCACGACTTGCAGCAGGCGCTATGAACCGCCGTATGGGTTAAGAAAAGTCGGCCTTCGGGCCGATTTTTTTTCATGTGGGACGACCACTACAAATTTTTCTGACAATATCTAGTTAATGTCGATTGGCGCTACGGCTCCCTTTACGTCGATGTTGCATAAGGGACGAAGGGTCTGCGCGTGAATGTTCCGCGTGATCTTGAGTACCTCGCATAAATGTAACCTAAACCTAAAGGAGACTAGCAATGGCTGGTATTCAAGGACTGCGGGGCACTGGACAGTTTACAAACGACTTCCGCCCTAAGAACTATCGCGAACTTTTTAGCCTGCTTGAGCCAAACGGCAATGCACCGCTGAACGCTTTGTTGTCTATGACTTCCTCGGAAGCCACTGATGATCCAGAATATAAAAACTTCCGTGACGAACTTCCTGCTCGTGCATTGGTAGCAAATGGTGCCGCAACAAATAGCGCTACTACAATTACTATCACTGACAACGACGCTGGTACGTTTGCTGTGGCTGGTACACTTATCGTGAACTCAGCGACTGGCGAAGTAATGCGTGCAACGGCTGACAGCACAGCAACTCAACTTACTGTTGAGCGTGCTATTGGTGGCGGCGCAGCGTCTATCGCTGACGGTGCCGAGTTGTTCATCGCGGGTACAGCGTACGAAGAAGGCGCGACATCACCAACTGGCATCTCATTCGATGCGAGCGTGGCGTCCAACTTTACACAAATTTTCCGTACTGCCTTCACAGTTACAGAAACTTTGCGTGCGACTAACCTTCGTACAGGCGACAAAGAAGACGAGATGGCGACTAAAGCTCTCAAATTGCACATGCAAGACATTGAGCGCGCTATGTTTTTTGGCAAAAAGCACGAAGCTAATGCCTCTTCTTCACAGCCAACTCGCTACACAGGCGGCTTGATCAACACAATCACTAACGTGAATGACCGATCAACTGCATCAGGCGCAATGACTGAAGACCAGTTTGACCGCGCTCTGATCGAGGACGTGTTCGCTTTCGGTTCAAACCAGAAGATCATGTTCTGCGGCGCTAAAGTTGCAGGCCACCTTCAGAAGTTTGGCAAAGACCGTTGGCAGCCGACTGTTGTTGAGGGCACGTACGGTGTGAACCTTACTCGTTATTCAACCTTTGCAGGCGACTTGATGGTGCATTTGCACCCACAATTCCGTCAGGTGCCAGGGATGGACAACGCGGCGGTAATCATTGATTTCCCTCACTTAAAGTATCGTTTCATGGAAGGTCGCGACACACAGTTGCTACGTGATCGTCAAGCGAATGATATGGATGCGGTCAAGCACGAGTACCTAACCGAGTGTGGCCTCGAATTGCTTCAAGACAAGACGCACCATTACATCAAGAACTGGAACGCTGTAGCTTAATCCTCCCAGATAGCTACACGACTAGAGAGGGCTGCGCTTATGCGTGGCCCTTTCGCATTAGGGACGACTACACCGCATATAAACCCCATAAATGAACAGACAATCCCAAAGGAGAAGCTCAATGGCACGCAAACGCGCACGTACAGAGGACGGTCACTTCGTAGCTGACGATCCATCCACGCCCGAAAACGAGGCATGGACCGAAGATAAGTCCAAGCGACGTGAGGCTGCGTCCAAGAAAGCAAAAGCAAAGAAGGCTCCCGCGCCTCAATCTGCATTCACCATGTTCGTATCATCAAGCCCAGAAACTTCCGTTTACGACCTACGGGTTGGCGAAGCGCGAGTTCGCGGCATTTGGGACGGCTCACGGCAGCACGTAAGCTGGCGCGTACCATCTGATTTGACCGAGGCTCTCATGAAGCACCACATGGTTTGGTCTGGCCGAGTGATCAACGCAGAGGAAGACTAAAATGGCTGAGAAGAGCGTACAGAAGCCCTTCGCTGCGGGTAGGGGCGACCACTCCCCACTAGAAAACTTAGTACGCTCTGCGCTCGTTAGAGCGGGTAACTTCTCCCCGTCCCGTGTCGATGGTGAGGTTATGATGCTCATGATCGAACTCGCTAACCGAGTGATCGAGGACTTGCGACAGCATCCATACTATAGCGGCGAAGACATTGATTACTACAACGACATAACTGAAATACGTCCCATACCTGACATGATCATGATTGATGGCCTAACGGCTCATTACTTCATTCAGCAAGGCAGCGACAAGGCTATGATCTTTCTTCAGTTGTATCAGGCGAACATGGCCAACCTGTTGCACGAGCGTTCGTACGGAAACAAGAAGTACGAAATGAAGATAGTGGATGGCGGATCTAATCACAGGTACATGTAATGTCGAGACTTGCCTACTCCCCAATATCTATAAAATCCACAAGCCGTACTTATTACGGCTTTCGTGGTATTGATCGCTCTCGCGACGTTACTGCGTTGGAGACCGAGGAGCAGCAAAACTTCTGGCAGTTAGATAACTGCTTTGTTGACTACCGAGGTCAGCTTATTCGCGACCCAGCTTTCTATCTCCATAAGGGATCGAACCGATTTCCCGTAAAGTGCTTGCGCTTCTACAACCGTGATGGCGTGTGCTTTGCAGAGGAAGACGCGGCGGGAACTCACCTCGCGTCTGATCGGGGGCATCAGCTACTCAATGCGTTTGCTAAAGATGCAATCGTTTCTATGACTAATTTCCAGGGTAAGGTGCATATCTTCAATCAAGATACGCGTATGTACCGCTATGATGGGTTCGAGTTCTCGACATCTACGGCCTCAATCAAACCAAAGTTCGGCGTCCCTATTCAGCGGCGTCTTGCTACTGCTGGGTTTAAAGATAGGCCCACGACTATTGAGTTTTCTCGCGTAGACAATCCCGACATTTTCTTGGAAGAAGAAGCGCCTACCGAAGAAGTCACACGAGCAGCGTTTATTGACATCAGTAACCTTATCGGAACAGCCGATGAGATTGTTGGAATGGGCACGTTTGAGGCTAACCGCCTTGCTGTTTTCACTAGAGACCAGACGCTAGTTTATATAATCGACCCAGACTTTGAGGAGTGGCAGCTCGACAGTCGTGCCAATCTTCGTATCGGGTGTATATCGCACAATACGATTGTGAACGCTGGCTCCGATCTTTTGTTCTGCTCTCGTCGCGGCATCCACTCAATTATGCGCTCCGAGCAAAACGGCATTACCATTGCTGAAGCATCTTTGTCTGATGAGGTCGAGCCTCTATACCAAGAACTCGTACGTACAACGCCAGATCCTGAGAGCATATCGGCGGTCTATGACCCTGATACGCAGTCCTATCACGTATTCTTTCCAAGGCCAGGCGGAACCCAGACAACGCGTCTGTCTATGAACTTCCGCGCTGGGTACAAGCTCGTAAACTTTCAGTTAGGCGATACCCTTCTGCCGCGTTGCGGCACGTTCTTGGGCGGCAGACTAATGTTCGGAACAGCCGATGGTGTGTACGAAGCGACCGCGCGTACGTTTGTTCAGGATACGGGCCTTTCAGATCTTCGTAGATCTCCAATGAATGCAGAGACCCCAGTTCTTTGGCTGGGTGACTTTCTAGGAACGAAGAGATCTCACACATTTATTGTGCAAGCAACTGGTCGTGGCCGTTTCTACGTAGACATTACAGATGAAAATGGTTCCGACATCGGATCTATTGAGGTGAACCTTGATCGTATTGAGGGTGATAAAAGGTGGGGCGATGCTCCTCTGGTTCAAGACTATTCTTTCCCGTTTAACCACGTTTTCCGTGGGCTTCGCCTACGCTTTCGTACGGAAGACAAAGACGTTGATACCGACTGCACGGTTATCAGTTTCGCGTTCCTATTACACAAGGAGAAATAAGATGGCTCGCTTAAAAGTCCTGTACCCAGGAAACCATACGAGTTCAGGAAATATCGGCGCAGACATCGAGAATATCGTGCGCTATCTGAACTCTGCTGAACTAGGAGACAGCACTGTTGCTGAACTCTTAAAGATTTTGTTCGATAAAGAGGGCGTGTTGCAAGCTCCTGTCCAAATCAGGAACGACAATATCAACGGCCTTGAATACCGAGTTGGCAGTTACGCTGAAGCGGAAGATGGCTGGAAGTCTCTTGCAACAGCTACGGAGCTGCGCGGGGCCGCTGGGTCTGATGTGGGAACTATCGGGGCACCGTTATTTTCATCACGTCTCGACCTTGTTATCAACGCGGCAGACGGTGACGGAGTTATCGAAAACCCAACAGGCTCGGTCACTTTTAACTACATTCACGAGATCGCTGATCGTATCGTAGTATACCTTAACGGCGCTCTTCTGGCGGAGGCGGATTACACGAACGACCCTGCCGCTAATACAGTGACAATGAATGACGCAACGGACGCTGACGATCTTGTAACAATTTACAAGGTTCAGTCTGCTAACGACAGTGGGTTTACACGGCAAGACGTACTGGCTGGCCAGTCTCAGGCTGTGTTTCCATTCGTACACAACGAAGACCAAAAGGTTCTCGTGTATCGAAACGGCATCTTGCAGCGACAGGGCGGTACGAACGATTACACCCAGCAGCCTGCTAACTCTACAATTACATTTACTTCCGCCTTGGTTGAGAACGATCTTGTTACGTTGGTCATCGTGGAAGACACTTCTCAGGTTCGCGTTTCGGGCCTCATGACTGAGGATAAGTTTACAGATAGTAATGGCTTCGTACCATTCTCAAAACTTTCCATCTCGGATGATGAGATCCCTCAGACCAAAGTAAACGGTATCTCTACGCTATTGGCAAACCGTGGGCGCGTTTACGTCAGCCCATCTGAGCCTCAGTCTGCTAATGCTGGCGACTTCTGGGTGGACATCGCGGCCTCACCAAATGTACTCAAATTTTACAACGGAACAGGTTGGCTTCTAACCTCACCAGACACAGGTATTCCTGCGTTTGCTACGACGAACGCGCTTCAGTTCTTGCGGGTCAACTCGACTGGCGGCGGGCTTGAATTTGCCGACGTAGATTTCACAGCCTTGATACCCAAGACCTATATCGGTGCAGCCGATGGGGTTGCTGGACTAGACGCTACAGGTCGCCTTCCAATCGCGCAGCTTCCCGATACGTTCGCTACGCGGTCATTCTTCTTCCAGAAAGATGGCTCGATCTCAAACCAAGATTTAGTTGTTACTCGGGCCTTCAAGCAGAACGTACGAATAGACGCGATAGCCGCTAAGACAAACGCGGGTACTGCCAATATTCAGCTAAAAGTTAATGGCATCAACGCGGGTGACGTTATTCCAGTAAGCTCCACTCTTACTGAGCAAAACCTATCCGCATCAATCGCTATCGACGCCACGACCACCTCTCGCGAGATTGCCTTTTCGGTAACTTCCGCAACGGGTGTAACTGACATCGAAGTAACCTTGGCGGCTGTCATCACCAATGTCTGACCTTAATCTCAGCCCACAAGAACAGAACATTGTCGATTACCATAATGGGTCGATGAGTTCTGGTCGTGTGGGCAGGGATGAACAAGGCAGACCAATGACGGTTTATTCGACTGGCATCTTTATCGAGCGGGGTCCGCACAAGGGCAAGTTCGTATCGGTCCCTGGGTGGGTGCCAGAAGTAAACCCAGACAGACCATTAACCGAGCGTGAGGCGTTCGAACATTGGGAAGACGAGATCAATAAGGGCACATGGCCTTTTTACGGAAGCGGCACGGAGCTGAACAATCGGTCTCAAGATATGCACAGGATAATGGATATGGACGCTGACATCATCAATCAAAACATGGGGCAGGACGGGAAGCAGTCCATTCATGTAACGCCAGAAGAAGCTCAAATCGTAGAGCAAATAGAAGGTAGGATGCAGCGGCCTCGTGGTCCCGTTCAAGACTTTAAATGGGCGGACGTACGCCACCTGTATCCCGTTGGGGCAAGTAAGGCTCAGATAGAGCTGGGCGGTCCAATGCGGACTTCGGGCCTTGCGTACGTAGATAACAAAATGGGCCTTAGTGCTGACATGCGAGGCAATAAAACGCCCGAACATTTGCAGCGTCAGCACGACGACATTCGTTCGTACATGGCATCAGAGATGTCAAAGAACGCTATTGAAAGTTATCGAGCGTCTTTACCCCGAGAGGTTCAGGACCAAATGTCGGGTGAACTGATGATCGAGCAAGGTCGCGATGGGATGTACAGCTTAATCCTTGGAGACGATGCTACGGGATATACCGAGCTAAGTTACGGGACAGATGAGCAGAGCTACTTCGACGCCTTGTCTGACGCGAAAAGAGCGTTTGGACATATGGGGGAAACAGGAGACGCCGCTATAAATGCAGGGTTTCTAGGTCGCGTAGGCTCCGCTGGGCTGTATGGCCGTCGTCAAAGAAAAGACCTCCAAGAAGAGATGATGCACAACTACAACGAAGCTCGTCGCTACATGGAAGTTGACAGATCGCTGGCGGCAGAGGCTCTTCAGTCTGCCGACATGATAGGTGACGAAGTTAAACGCCGAGATCAAAAGCCAGAAACAAACGCTCACCCATACACTGATAGAGTTCTTCGAAGGGATGCTAAACGGCGGGCGTCCAAAATGATGATGGAATAGGGACGACTGTAGCATGTCGATTACCCTATAGTTTCTTAACTGCACAGGAGGCCATTATGGCATTTAGCGACGTTTTCGGCCCGAACACGGGTACTTCAATTTCAGACCGCAAGGCAGCAGCCGCTATCGACGCTAAGTCTAGCGACATGGGCCGTGAGGGCGACAGCATGATGGTTCGTGCGTCACCGTTCACAATTAAGCTGTTGCAGGACATCGGCGGCGCAGGATCGTTCAACCCTGAGACGGGCATGATTGAGTTCTACGACGTGGATGAAGCTGTAAAGAAAATGATGCGGTAATGAAGGTTAGGGACGCGATACTATCGGATGCGATGGATATTGCGGAACTCTTGTCTGGGTTCCACACAGAAAGTCGTTATGGACAATCTGAGGTGGAGTTCTGCAAGGATACAATGCTGCGTACTGTGATTGGGTTTTTGGAAAATGTTCCAGAGACTTTTTGCAAGGTGGTAGTTAGCGGGTCTAAGCTAACGGGCCTTCTTCTCGCTGATTACGCGCCTATACCCTTCGCTAAAGGCGTATTCTCAAGGGTGGCGTTTTTTTACATAGCCCCTGCTTATCGAGGCGGGATGTCGGCTTTTAGAATGCTCAAGCAGTACGTCCAGTGGGCGAAGGAATTGGGCGCTCTTGAAATACACGGGGGCACTTCGAGTGGCGTATCTCCACGCCGCACTGTGGGGCTGTACGAGAAACTTGGCTTTGAAGAAGCTGGACACACAATGAGGTTTGTACAATGACAACTTTTAGAGACCTTGTTGGTCATAACCCAATTAAGCCCGTGGTTGCTTATTCATGCTTCGGTGGAGGTTCCAGCTCTAGCTCTAGTTCCAGCTCTAGCTCTAGTTCCAGCGACGACACGCCGACGTTCGATACTCTAGCCGACGCAGCCGAAGCGGGTTATCACGGTCAAGCTGTGAACATCACTGGCAAAGGTAGCCAGAAGGTCGAGTTCGCTGACAAGTCTTACAATGACAAGATGGCGGACGTATCTGCCAATGCGGGAAGTTCATCTAATAGCTCATCTAATAGCTCATCTAATAGTTCATCTAGCAGCTCATCGAGTAATGACGGCGGCGGCAACACTGCTCGTATGGATCTCGCCAACGCCCTCACTCAAGACGACGGCATGGAATACGTTAATGGCGTCCTGAAAAACGATGATGGTTCCCTCGTCACAGAAAATACGGCTTATCAAGACCTCGCCAACGCACTTACGCCCTTTGACAGTGGCGGGTACGAAGATGGCCAGCTAAATTACGACAACAACAGTCTTCGTATGGATATTGCTAATTCCCTTACTAAAGATGATGGAATGGAATACGTGAATGGCAAACTGAAGAACGATGACGGAACTCTCGTAACAGAAAATACTATCTATCAAGACCTCGCTAACCTAGCGACACCAGGTGACAGCCAGGTTTATAATGATGGCCAAATCCAGACTGGCACGGGGTTTGGTGATACACTTGATATAAGCTCTATCAACGCAACCGCAGTAGACACAGGAAACGTAGACACGGGGGCTGGGGATGACGACAATAAAACAGCCGCCACCGATACCAGTACCGATACCAGTACCGATACCACCACTGATACCAGTACCGATACCAGTACGGATACCACTACCAGCACTGACACCACCACAACCACAGGTACGGGGCTTACTAACACAGGTAGCACTAATGTGAGTGCGGACTTGCAGGCCGAGATCGACGCGTTAAACGCCCAGATCGCTGCATTGCAAGCATCCCAAACTGGCAACACGATTGTGTATGAGGGTGCGAACACAACAACAAATACCTCTCTTCCAGATGATTATCTTACGGAAGCTGACCTTGCTAAGTACCTCGACAATCTTGACCTTGGGTCCAACAATTACGATCCAGCGGCATTTATGAACGCGTACGGGTTTGCCTTCAATCCTTCTTCAATGGGTAGCCTCATCCCAACATCAGCAAGCAACGGCGCTTACGTACGCCGAGCGGTCAGAGACAAGGACACAGGGGAAATTCGTTACGTCAACGTGCCGATTGGCATGGGGTCTCTCGGCGGTAACAACGGGTTGAGCCAGTTTAGAAACGAGCGGAGAACTGGCTTCGGTTCATTCGTATAGGAGCTAAGTAATGGTTGTTAACATGCTCATGACGGGCCTAAGTGCCGTCAACATGCTCAGTTCCAATAATCGTGCGAACAAGGCTCTCGATCAGCAAAACATGCTGACCGCTGCCGAGATTGCTCGCAACGAAAAGATCATGGAACTTTACTCTCAGGGATCTGAAGAGATGAAGTCTGTAATGTCAGAGCTGTATGGCGGCTTCGGCACTTACGACGACGTGAGCGTTGAAAACTTTAAAGGTATGCGCGAATACTTTTCGAAGTCGCGTCAGCTTGACGAGTTAAAGAACCGTGGCGAAATAGACGACGAAGAAGCTCGCGATTTACAGATGCTCTTCAACTTGGAAAGTGACTTCCGAAACAAGTCTGCGAGTGTCCATAGTCAGGGCGAAGGACGAGTTTCTGATCAAGACGCTATCTTTGATTACAATGCTCCGAGCACGTACGACATGTCACGAGACATCGACGGTATTGCTAGTAAGTTTATCAACGCACGTATGGAGAATGCGAGAGGTTCAGCCGACCGCATGTATTCAAAAGGCGCTGCCGATCTAATCCGTCGCGGGTTAGCAAGTGACCAAGGCGGTCAAGGACGAGGCGGCGGTTCTACTCTTGAAGTAGAGCTGGCACGTAGCGCAGCGGACTTCGAGCAGAAAGCTCTAAACGAAGCGATGGTTGCGGGTATGGACGACGCTCTTCGTTATACGAAAGGTGTACAAGAAGCGACGGCAGGCGAGCAGATAATGAACCTTGCAGAACGTAACTTCGGTCAAGACCTGATCCAGAACGCAAGCAGCTACGCGAACGATGCAGTCACACGCGAAATCAATATGGGCAACTATGGTATGGATGTGTACGGCAACTACAATGACGCGCGTACCCAAGCTATAACTGATCTTAGCTCAATACAGAATTTGCGTAACGATACTGCGCTGACTGACTACCTAACTGGTCTAAGCACCATGAACACACAGTCAGGCGTATTTAACGATTACGTTGCGAACCAAATGACGATGGCAGGATCTCCGTTCAAGTTTGCAGCGGACGGCAATACGGGCGCTGGGTTCGGCAATGCCCTCACTGCTGCAAACAATCTTACATCCACGATGGTTTCTAACGCTCAAAACGCTGGCGGTGCATTCGGTGACTACCTTGATAAGTGGCTTAACACTGACAAGACGCAAATAAAGTAAGGATACTCATATGTTCTTTGGCCTCAAAGAGATGTCCAACTCTATGCAACGAGGCGAAGAGCGTCGGAGCAATCAGAGAAAAGACAACGCTCGTTTGTATAATGAGTTCGTTAAGATGAACCCAGGCGCTTCCACTCAGGAGCGCCTCGACTTCGCGAACAAGCTCATAAAAGAAACTGGTGCGGGTAGCGCTGGGCTTCCTACGAAATCCCAAATGGAGGGGAACGTAAAGAAGTATAAAGACCAGCAGGCCAAGAAGGCTGCGGCTGAAGCACAGGCCAAAAAGGACCGTGAGCAAGCACGAGCGATTAGAGGACTTCAGAACTCGAAAGCTATTGGTGAAGCATTGGCGGGCACTTGGGGAACACCTGATTTTGACGCTGGCCTAAAGGCACAGTTCGAAGCTACAGGTACAGATCTGGCATTGTTACCAAACGCCCGAAAGCAGGCGGAAAGTACCGCGTGGGTTTCGTGGATGAACAACAACAAAGGCTTAATCGACGCGTATGTTCAAAGCCCATCCGAAGCCGCCCTCGAAGCCCTTACCGCAGCGGGCGGAAACATCTGGCAGCAAAAAATTACGGGATCATACAATCCTGTCCTTGAACGTTACTTGAGCAAGCAGCGCATGAGCGCAAATACAGATATTGAAGCCTTGCGAAACATGACTGACAAGGACGCTCAAGAGGCTCAAATAAAACTAATTAAGCAAAAGTACCCAGACATTGCTGACGACTTAAATTTCTATGAAGTTCGTGTAGCTCTAAAGGCTGCTAATGAAGAAAAGAAGCAGGAGACTATAAGGACAGTCGAAGCCGAAATGTTAGATATCGCCCGTACCGCGACTGATAAGGCTGACTATGAGACAAGGGTTGGCGTTCTTCTGCGCAAGTACAAAGACCAAGGCGTTGAAAATTTTGATGGCGGAAATGCAGCAGCAGAAGCTACGCTGGACAAAAGGCTCGCCGCAGAAAAAGCAGATCAAGCCAGACAAGATCAAAATAACATTTCAATAGCTGTAGACGGAGCTGATGCCCTAATCGAAGAGGGTGTTAAAAAGGGTCAAAACGCTGATGATATTGAAGCACTAATCGAGCAGCAGTTCAGAGACAGCAACGACGGACGCACTGTTTCGATAAGTGATGAAGACCGTGCTAGACTTGTATCCGCAATGAAGGATGTCGCGTACACTTTGAATGCCCAAATAGAAACCGCAATGGATGCACGGTTGTCTGGCGAAGGTGCGGCTGAAGCCCTGCAATCTTCAAAATCAGAATTTATGAAGGCTTTCGTACGAGAGCTTGAAGCTAAAGGCATCACGAACACACAGGATTACGTAAACGAACTTGGCGAAAGTTATTGGGCGGCAGCGGAAACAAAGGTTCGTAATAGCCTTGATCAGAAAGAGGCCGCTAAGATTGCAGACGCTACCATTGCGATGGGCGACGGCAGCATTGCGAGCGGGGTTCTGCGTGGCGCAACGTATGACCCTGAGAAAACAAGAGAAGTCGCTCAATCTGCTTTAAAAATCATACCCGCAACTCTTGGTATAGAAGACGAAGACGTAGCGATTTCTATGATTAAGCTGCAAGAGCAAGCGCTGACTGAGTTGCAGAATATTGCTGTCGGGCTGAACATCCCAGTGGATCAAGGTCTCGCTGATGCTTTCATTCGATCTCTTGGAAGTATCGCTCAAGCAGCGGGTACGGAAGAAGCATACCTTAATGAAGACGGAACATTGCCAGTCGATATGATGAGGTCGGCTTTCTTATCTGCGTTCCAGGCTAACGGTTTTACTGGTGAGTACGCAGAGTTAGAGGCAGAAGCATTTAACGTCGCTCTTGATGCCATGGGGTTAGCGAGCGTTGAGGAGCTTATGTTCGTAGGCCGCGACCAGATGATCGAGTTCCAAAGCGAGTACAGAAATGCCAGAGCTGATGCTCGTACTGCTAACTTCGATATTATACGCGGCGTCACTGTCGAAGAGGACACTCAGCCATCTACTAACATTATCGAGAACGTCAGCCTCTTGTCTGATCGTGTTTCTACAACAATTCAGAACTCCTCAACATTGCTGTCTATCGCTCCCGAAGAGTTGGTACGCATCTCACAAGGCGGCGGCCCAGGTGGGGCGGGTCGTGATGCGGCGAACTTCGAGCAAAGGATAGCCGCACTAGGAAACTTAGAACAAGAACTTGTAGCTACTCAGGCGAGGATTACGTCCGAAGCCCGTAGACTAACATCTCTTCGCAAGTCTCCGATCTACACTGCTAACCATGAGGGTGAGTTGGACACCATTAACGATGTCGGCACTCGCATCAACGAAAGCCTTGCTGCGGTCAAAGCGCAGCTAGAAAGCGTACGAGCTTCCCAACGACAAATCGACGCCCGCTACCAGCAGGGTCAAGCTATCCTTGAGAAGCAAGCGCAAGACGCACTAGAGGAAACAGCGAGCCTTAACACACCACCTTTGACTTCTGCACAGATCGCAGCTCAGAGTGCAGTAACACAAGCTGATGAGCAAGCAGCAGCAGCGGCGGCTCAACGAGAAGCGGACGAACTTGCAGCTAGGCAAGCGGCACTTCAAGAGGGGCAAGACGTTGCTACGGCGGCTAGTTCTCAAGTCCAAGCAATCAATAGCGCGACTGGTGGTTTTGATGCTGTACTGGATAACCTTCTCAGTGACCCAACATTAAACCTAATGATCCCTAGAGGTGACGAAGAGTTACGGTTCTTCAAGGAAGACTTAATTGGGCTGATGGAAGAGAGTGGTAGAACTATGACAGCCGATGCAATCAACGGAATTGTAGAAGCAGCACGTCGCAGAATGGGCCGATAAAGGACGACTTAAACGGGTGCTCTCAACTAATCTGTGACAATCAGGTTAAATGGAGTACCCGATGAGCTTATTCGACAAATATCGTCCAGGTTATACTGGCGATGACGCCTCACAAACAGAATACACTAATCTCTCAGGCAGTGATCTACTGCGTGATCGAGGTTTTATTGATGACCTAAGAAAGTATTACGACGGCAAAGGCCAGTCGTTTTCCAGTACGTCGGAAATGCTCGACGATTGGTACACTGACAATCGTTGGAAAGACAGCAACTTCTTATCCGCTGGCCTAGACATGCTTGAGTACAATAACGCAGGCTCAGACCAAGCGTTGATGGCTCGTTTGTCTAAGGCGTGGCAGAACGCACCCACTCGTGGCACAACCTTCGAGCGGGTTAAAGATTACGGCCTAGCAACAATAGCTGATCCTATTAACTTCGTACCGTACGCAGGCGCGGCTTCGAAAGCCTCTCGCGTGGCAAAGGTTGCACGGGCAGGCGGAGCTACGAAAGCAGCCGCAGCCAAGACTGCAATGAAGAGCGGTGCAAAGCGCGGTGCTCTCCTTGAAGGGTCAGTAGGCGCTGGTCTGGGCGCGAGCTTCGAAGCTCTTCAGCAGTCTCGTCAGCAGCAACAAGGCTTATCGGAAGGCTATGACGTTGGTAGGATTGCCACAGCAGGCGCACTCGAAGGTGTGTTTAGTAGTGCTATCGGTGCGCCTTTGGGTGCCCTGGCGTCTAAAGCCCCAGCACAACGCGCTCTTGAGTGGAAGGTTGGTACGCCACTAGGCGATAAGATGAATGCTCGCCTGATCGAGCTTAACGATATGGAGCGCATTGCTCAGTCCCAAGCCGCAGATGACACTCTGCCAACTGACGTGCGTGACGACGCTAAGAACGAACTTCTGGATATTGAAAAAGAACGCAGTGACACGCAGGCCGCTGTCAATCGTGCAGTCCAGATGGACAACGAGCTTGATAACAAAGCCACGGCAATAGAAACTGCCAAAGCAAATGGGGGTGATACGTCTGCTTTACAGGCTGAGTTCCAGACAAAGTACAACGAGTTTCAAACCCTTCTTTCCTCTACAGACATAGATCAGGTTACTCGCCTTTCGAACGCAGACATAAACGCCAATCGTACCGCTGAAGCACAGAGGCCGACAGAAGAAGAAGTTAAAAAAGCCAAAGAAACAGCCAAGAAGGCCAAGGAAGCTAACGCTAGTGGCGGTACGAAATCCGATACTGACGATGCTACTGGCGATGCTAATGCCGAAGCGGGTGAAGCCGAGGGCACTACTGAAACTACTGAAGCGGGCGAAGGCGCGGGCAACAACGAAGCGCCAGCAGCAGAAGCCGAGCCTATTGTTCCTATGGACGTGCCCGATACGAAGGCCGTTAATTTTAAATTTACCGAAGGGCAGAAAACAAGCTGGCTAAAGGGCTTTGGCAAAAAGGGCGCGACCCACGCGAACAAAGTGAAAAAAGCTAACGAGAAGAACGGCACTGACAACGCGCCGATTACTGAAGATGACTTAGGGAAAATCGTTGCTTCTGTAGAAAATGGCGTGAACAAGAAAGGGTTTCTGACCAAAAACGGTATGCTTGCTATTCGCGAGTTTATTGCGGCTCGTGAAGGCCGTGTTGTGACCAGGACAGCAAAGAAGCCTGATGAGGCGAGCTTCACAGACCCGAATGTAGCCGCTCAGAAGAACGCTAAAGAAGCGACTGCGAAAGCTAATGAACCTGAGTTGGCTGAAGTATCCGAAGACGCCGACGACGCGTTCTTTGCAATCGTTGAGGCGTCTGGCTACTATAAAACGCTTCGTTCTAAATCTGTACGCAACCACTTTAGTGCGGTCTTAAAGGCAGCGGCAGACGAGGGAACGCCGATGTCGGAAGATATGTCAGCGGCTATACGCCGCCGTATCGACCAGTTGGAAGGTGACGTTGGCGCGACGTACACATCTCTAAAAAGTCAGCAAGAGGTCGCTAAGTTCAAGAGCGGCATGTCTGTAGCTGCACGCAATGACGACTTAAAGTACACACCTAAACGGGTAGCAGAGGCAACTCGTAAAGTTGGTGATGCTCTTGCGTTCGACAAGTACGCAGGCAGGGTATTTAGAAACTACACAGACGTTGCTACTGGCGAGACCAGAACCTCAAGCAAGCTGAACAACTTATTCAAGGCTGGGTACGAGACCAGTGATGGTCGTACAATTACTGAAGGCGCTGACATTTTTCAGCGGCGCAACGAAACTCGTGAAGTAGCAAGGGCGCGTGCAGAAACTGACCTCACTATGGGTAAGTTAAAAGGCGTTTATCCGTTCCCCGCCCGCGCTGGGCAAGCAATTCAAGGTTCAAGGGTTCCTGCTGAAGAAGGCCAAGAAGTCTTTGGCGTGCTTATACACAATGAAAAGACAGGAAGCTCTCGTTTCTATACGTACCCAACAGAAGCTCAGGCTCTTGACCGCATGGGTGTTAAGCGAGCAGAGCAGTACAAGATCGTTGATGATAACATCAAGGGTATCTCCGTACGCGAAGAGTTTGAGAAGCTGATCGACAAGGCCGAGGACAACTTTGGCAAAGATGGAGACCTCGATAAATTCGTAGACGAAAAGGAAACCCTTAAAGCCCGAGCACGTAAGGGCGGTCTTGAAGTAGACGGACCAGAACAGCAAAAAGTTGTTGATGGTCAGGGCAACGACGTAACGGATGTACAGGAATTGCCTGATGTCCCACTTACCCGTGGCGACAAGATCTTAATGATCTTGCCTAAGACACTGGAACTAAAACCACGGGTAATGGCCCCGTACCAAGTAGATAATGGCGGCTCACTTGCGCGTCTGCTGGGCAAGCAGACGGTCGAGAATTATAATATCGGTTATGTCCCACGCGAAGTTGATGGAAAGAAAATAACCAGCGCAACAGATCGCGACAAACTCAAGAGCCTCTTTGAACCCTTAGACCAAGCCAATGATATTGGTGAACAGCCTGCACCTAAGAAGGCACAAGAGAAATTACCAGAAGCACCGCTCGACTACTCCGACGCGATGAATACTGTCGTGGATATTAAGCGATTAGCGTCCACCCCCGAAGGTAAGTCGATAGCACGTCGCCTTTATATCGGTGCCAAATTAGTGAATAGCACTAATTACGCTGACACCCTTGAGGAGTTCATGGTATCTAAGCCGTCACTTGCGGACATGGCCGATATTCTAAAGGACATAGAGAACGCAAATTTCCGCTTAGATATTCCCAACAGCACTACAGAGGTTCCTTTCGGAAACCGCCTCGATGCGATTACTGCGTATCTTCACGTACTTAACAAAGAAGTGCCACTGGGCTTTAGGTTGCCTGGTCAAGACATTGAAAAGTCTATTGTCGAGCTTCGTAAGACTGTAGGCCAAATGAACAATTCGACATTCGCTCACATCGAGAGAATGTTCCGTGCGATTGCCCCGCAAAACTCCGCGCCTGCGTTCAAGCCAATCAGCGAGTACAACCTTTCAGGGTTTGTAGATGATGACGTTGCAGGACTGTATGCGTCCAAACCACTTTCGTACCAGGAAATGCGAAGCATTGGGCCAGGATCTCCTGATGGAGACATTGGGCCAGACTTCAACAACATATTCTTAAACTCTAAGAAAATGGATAAAGACGGTACGAAGACTGGTATCTCATCTTCGTTCGTTGTGATGCACGAACTTGGTCATTGGGCGTACATGAACCTAATGACACCAGAAATGAAGTTAGAGTTCTGGCAGTCAGCCAGCAAATACTACGACCAAAAGGGTAGATTTGACGGTGGGTTCGTATCTGATCGCGTCGAAGGCACGTTGCTTGACGCGTATTCACCGATGGTGCGTGACGGCGCTGATGTCGCTGGTCTCACGAATGCAAAGCAAAACCCTGGTGAACTTTTCGCAAACCAGTTCGCACTTTGGGCGCACCACAAGTTCGATGCACCAATAGCACCGATGAGCTTCTTCGAAAAAGCGACAAAGCTAATACAGAAACTTTGGAAGCACATTACGAACCGTCACATAGTTGACCCAGAACTTGAGCCGATCTTCGAGAAGATGATCGCGAGCAAGGATGAGGCTCTTCGCGTACGCTATACGATGCCCGTAGAAGCTCAGACTAAGCTGGGCCAGTCTCTACGAATAAGATACGATCAGGTGAGCAAGGCGGTACAAGACTTTGAAGCCGCAAGGGACGGCTTCCCAGAAATGCACGACATCGAAAAGATGGGTCTCGCTTCGCGTAGATTGGCAGCTACATTCCAAGGTATTGCCATGACGAAACGTGACCGTGCTATATTGGCGTCCCGCGAAGGTCGTGCGACAGCAACGGATCGAGCTTTAATTGAGGGATACACTGGCGCATTCCAAGCAATCAAGGGCCACACAAAACTTAGAGGGTTTGCTAAACAGATCAACGAGCTTACTGGGTCTGTTGATTATGCCGTGGATACTGTGAATGATCAAATCCCCGACGACGGGAACTTCTGGGAAAATTTGGCAGCAATGGGTGGCACTAGCTATCACCCCGATATGGCCAAGGACATGATCGCCCTTTGGGACGGCGGGCTTGGTAAGTACGCCAAGGGTAAATTAGAAGAGATCAATGAAGCCTATATGAATGTAGAGTATGGCGACATTCCCGAAGCTAAGATTTCCGATGAGCTTCTTGCTACGCGCGAACGGGTCGGCCTCACTCCTAAGATGATGGAGAAGATCGCCAGCAAACAGAAAATGAAGGCCGCAACCAATCGTCAGCGGCGCAACTTCAAGAAGTCACTAGAAGCAATCATGAGCAAACAGGGCAAGTCCAATAAGGAGGAGTTCAAGGGTCAGGTTGTAAAGGGCACGAAGGGTGGAGATACAAGCAAGTATTCCCTCGCAGAAGCCCTGGCTGAGTACCGCCGACAAATTGACGTTGACGGGAAGCCGACAGAGTTTGGCGGCAAGTTAGCAAATCGTGTTCGCCATCTAGTAAAGACAGACGTACAAGATATTGTACTGACCGAAGAAGAGCAGGCTATCTATAATACTTGGCAGTCCAAAGAAAAGGTCAAGGGTGGTGGCAACAAAGGAAAAGCCAACGCCGTTCAGAAAGATGAACTTGCTCTGGGCCTAGCTTTCTCCGCAGACGGAGAGACAATAAAGGGTCTTGGCGCAACGCCAGAACAGGCAATGAATATAATGAAGAACCTTATTCGGACGCGTGCGGCTAATCGCGCGGCTAAAAAAGGTAGCCGCGAAAGCAACGCAGTCGAGAAAGCCATCATTGTTGAGCAGGCCCAAGACGCGGGTACAGCTTTCGAAAATGGTATTCCGCCCAATGCTACAGTTAAAATGCGTGAGTACCTACGTGGGATTACTCATCGAGACAATCAGACCGAGCTAGTGTCCCGTACCATTACGGCCCGCCTTGCGCGACTGGGTGTGGAGAGCCTGCCACAGTCTGTTGATGCAGCTTCGTACGGTTCGTACCGTAAGGTCGTTCGTACGGTCGGTACGAACCTCGTACGTGGTGATGACATATCTGGCGCAGTATCTTTCGTAGGTGAGGCTCTGTACTCAAGTCATGCAGTTAGCCACTCCACTCGTAACGTATTTGCCAAAGCAAGCTCTGTACTCGGCATTCCACAAGAGCGTCTTTTCGCTGACGTATTGGTTGAGGCAACAGACCTCACTTCCAATAACCCGCAGATCAAGGCTATTCAGAATATCATGGACGGCGAGGACATGGATTTCTTTGACGACTTCATCGAGGAGTTGGACGATGAGATCATGGAAGCAACTGGCTACGTACTAAACGGACTTATAAGCAGCCTTCCAGCACGAGAACGCTTCTCTATGATCACTGCGTACGGAGATATGATTGGTTCCGCCAGTCAAAGAAAAGGAAGTCCACGCGCACGATATGGCGATAGTGTTCCAGCGGAGTATGCGATTGATCACGCTAATGAGATCATGGAAGACTACTCGATGGCTGGATATGAGGCTGTTCGTGAGTTTACAGGCGACAACATAGTACCAAACTTTACCAATGGTCAGGCTAATGGGATCTTTGGTCGAGGTACTTATGTGACCCGCCAACCTCTCAACACGGTTCAGAACAGACGCGATGAGATAATAAGCTCTGCCTCTGCTGAAAAGCGAGAGGACATAATGGAGATCGTTGACGCTCTTGAGATGACGCGATCCAAGATAAACAACGCTCGTATAGACGGCTCGGCATCGGGACAATACATCGACAAGCTATACGCACTAGACGATGTACTAAGCGAAGAGCTTGCAGGAATGGGTGTAAACCTTAGAACTGAGACTAACCCAGTCTTTATACGGGACTTGGAGCCTGCCTTGTTTACGAACGAAATGACCGTTCGTAGCCCAATAGTTAAGGCCATCATCAGTCACCTTAAAGCAAGCGGCAAGCCCAGAGAAGCAGGCGAGTTGTCAGCAATACGCGGCATCTACACAGCGGAAAATATGGCCGCTGAGATAATTGGTGTCATTGGTGGCCTCCGCAAGTTTAAGAGGGTGATGAAAGATGCTGGCTTTACAAGCATCGAAGCCAACGGTGAAAAGGTCATGCTGTCTAATAGGGATGTGCGCTCCATACGGAGTGATGTCTTTGATGACGCAACGACAATCATTGGTGAGAACGCGAATACGCACTCGATAAATGGGCGTATTATGGAAGCAGCTACAGTTGGCTCACCTGTTCGCGTACTAAACCAAGCAGCTACAGAACTTGAGCAAGCGGGCGTACCAGCTCGTACACTTGAGGCTATGATCTCTGTAGCACGCGGTCGGGGTATGCCCTCAGAAGCAGCATCCGAAATACGAAAGTCCAACATCTTCAACCCAATCCGTACAAACTCTAAGATTATGGATCGGTCTGGGTTAAAAACCCTGGCTAACTTCTTCGAACCGAAAGACGGAAGTGGCGGGCACTTCGAGCGTACGAATGCACGCATGGGTAAGTTCGTTATTCCCCTCACAAAGTTACTGAAGCAGCTTCCTGATAGCAGCAATAAGCTCGTAAACTACTGGCGTACTGGCCCGCAGCTAATGGCGGAAAGCGCCATGGGTGCCATGGGCATTAATCCGAAACGTCGGATGACACAGCCAGCCAGCCACATGCGTATTATATCTGCGCTTAGAGATGAGAACAAAGCATCATCTCTGATCCCTCAAGAAGCAGAGGTTTACAATCACGTACGCGGTTACTTGGACGAAGCTACGGGTAGGTTAAAGGCATCAGGCGCTATCGTCGGAGAAATAAAACGGAACTACTTCCCGCAAGTCTGGCGCAAGGACTTGATTGAGGCTGACCCAGAAGAGTTCGTACGGCGCTTAAAGAAATACTTTCTTGCTGAACGGAATGGTGCGGGAGATGCAGCCAAGGCTGAGACTTCAGCACGCCGCGTCGTTCAGAGATTGCTTGATGAGGACGGTGTGTTCTCCAATCCCGCCCAGAACTTTAAGCGCATGTCTAACAAGGCAGGCGATCAGTCTGATCACTTGGATTACAATCGCTTAATTAGGTTAGATGAGTTCCCAGAATTTGCGGACTTCGATACTCCTGATAGCTTGGCTGTGTTCCTAGAAAACGATGTCCTTGTTGCCATGACAAAGTACAGTGACAACCTCGAACACCGTATCGACATAACTGAAGAGTTCGGAGTAGGTGCCCACGGGTATCACGACTACTTGTCTATCGTAGCGCAACCGATGAATGGGGTTAAGGTCATCGGTAGCTTGCTGTCATCTAACAAGATCATAAACGCCAACTATGTACGCTCTGGTGGTACGGATCATGGGGTCAGGGAGAGTATCTTTGACAACAACTACTTCTATGCACCTATTAAAGAAAAGTTCGCAGCCGAGAGAAAGGCAGAAGAGCTTATCAATATGGCGCAGGGTGGTTCAAGCGCAGCAGAGATCGAAGCAAATATAATGGATGTCTTGGGTGAAAATCTGTCTGACAATCCAGATGCTGTCATGCTACGCAACAACTTCCGCAAGAGAGCGAAAGCTGTCGCCAGTGCGCTATCTGATACTGAAGGATTGCAGAAGGTCACGTCGAACCAGAACTTGCGCCACGCGCAAGGCTTTATGAACTCTGCGATGCGGCGTCCTGTTGATGGGGTGCATGGTACTTACTCTATGGTTAATGCCTCCAAGTGGTTGCGCGGCGTGAATGCGGTAACGCTCCTGGGCTTCACCACACTTACTTCCCTGGGCGACTTGGTTCTTCCGTTGATACGCACAGGAGACATCGGTGCGTACACTAAGTCACTTCGTAAGTTTGCGACTGACCCCGAGTATCGTGACATGATACGCAACATCGGTGCGGCAACTGAGAACGCAGTACATCAACGTCTAACAGTTGCGCATGGTGTAGACAGTACGCAGTTCATGACTGGGTTCTTTAACTCTACATTGCTCACTCCCTGGACAGACATGATGAGAGATGTAGCGGGTGCCGTTTCGTACGAGCACCTGAAGGCGCAGCACAGGATCTTGAGAACCCGTCCAACATCACGGGCTGGTCGTATTGCTCGCCGCATACTTCGTGAGGAAGGTCTAGCTGAGTTCGTAGACGATCAGTCACTTGATATGGACTTGATTATGGAAAGTCGTTTCTCAGGAAACGAGCACCCATTGGCTGACAAGCTGGCGTCGTCAACAATAAAACTGACCAACCAGATGATATTCACGCCCAACCCGAATGACATTCCGCTCTGGGCGCAGACACCTCTTGGTGCGATTGCGTTCCAATTAAAGTCGTACCCGCTCATGATGACCCGACTGGTCAACAATGTTGCGGGTGAGGCATTCCGTGGGGATACTGTTGCGGAGCGTGGCGCAAACTTTGCCAAGGCATTCGTAGGCGCAAGTGACAATCGCCTTGGACCGTTGGCGGCTCTGCTGGTCGCTGGCCCTGCAATGGGTGGTGTGGCTGTAGGTGCCAAAGATATTGTTCAAGGACGTGGTGGCGAGGACAACAGAGAGTTTGAGCTTAGAGAACGCAAGCTATCTGAGACAATAACAGGAGCCTTCGAAGACAACGAAGACATGGACATGCTGATGGGCTGGTACTTTGACGGTATGGTAGCTCTAGGCGGCATGGGCCTGATCGGTGAGCTTATGTACGACATCGGGTCACAGACTGATAACGGTGCGTATGGAGCGCAGCGCACTCTGGAAACCATTGGAGGGCCGACTGTCGGACTATTCAATGACGCCCAGACAGTTCTTCAAGGCGGTCGCTCTTGGCTTGATGGTACGGATGCTAATGGAATGCGCCGTGCGGCTACTCGCGAAGTGGTCGGACGAGTTCCAGTTCTCGGCGGCGTATCGTGGGCGAAGGAAGCCATCGTCGATGGCATCGCAGGAGAACGCGGAGCGGGTGGTAGAAAGAAAACTTCTGGATATGGTGGAGGATTTGGAGGAGGGTACTAACCCTCCTTACTATCCATTTCGATGGCTTCCCAGCCAGTACCTACGTAGCCAGCAATATCTACCCAGCTATCCATCTTTCGTGGAGATGTCGTCATACGCGACAACTTCACGATAATCATAATCATTGCCACATGCTCTACGCGAACACGCTCCCCATCTTTCAGAATGGATCTCAGTATGACCGTAATCATTGATGCGATGTCGGAGAAGTTATCGTACGGCTCGCCGTACTCTTCGTTTCGGTCTGCGTTAATCAGGCGTTTGGCTTCATCTAGCGGAAGATCTCTGGGTTTAGATACCACGAAGATACCCCATCTTAACCATATCAATCTCTAGTTCTGTCGCTTTACACTTCAGCTCTACCATGCGCTCTTTCTCGTGGCGCAACTTTGTCTTTGCCCTGTGTATGTCGTCGATATTCGTTGGGTCTAAAGCCTCAAGACGTTCGTAGATACTTTCGATCTCGGCTTCTTTTCTAATGATGCCCGTTCGGGCGTCACTAAGTTCTTTGAATTTTTCCATGAAACTTATGCCTTCTGTGTAGGTCTGAACATTTCATACTTATCACAGGCATCAAGTGCTTCTCGTCCCGTTAGTTTACATGTCCATCCACCATTTTTATTGGCGAAGCTGTGCTCGCAAAATTGGCAGGCGGGGCTAACGTCTGGGATATTCCAACAGCTTTCCCTCTTGAAGCACGACTTGCAACGCCAGTCTTCGGGTGCCGCTGAGACGCGCACCGCCTGCCCATCAAGTGCAGCCTGTATCTTTACGTACATTGTGTCCCATTCTTCTTGGTCGAATGAAACGATCTCGGCGTGATATTGAGAGTTGTTTTTGTTGTACGCAACGAACAGACTACGCTCGATCCTAAACATCGCCATCATCATTTGCATCTGGCGATAGTATCTTCTGTGAGACGACTTGACCCCTGTGGTCTGGAACTTCTTGAAGTTCGCATCATTCATGGATTTGATCTCAAGAATAGCTTGACCCGATCCATCTTCGAAGTCCACTAGCCCATCAGAGTGACAGGATACGTGACCGTTAAGCCACTCCCTGCGATGCTGACGACCAGTCATGTCGTCTTTTTCGTACACCCTCAAGTCTGCACGTTTCTTCAGATCGAATACGACCCAATCCTCGATGCGGTGCCCTGCAAAGAAGATACGTTTTAGCTGTGGGTCTGGGGCTACATCAGGGAACCCGCGAAGAGACAGGGACATTTGCGCGATGCAATCTGTCCCTGCCATGGAAGCACCGATGTAACATCGGGCCTCTCCACGACTTTCGTTGGCGTAACCCTCGTCGATGTCCGCAACTAGCTTCTTTGCTATGGGGTGTACTGGGTGCATTAGAATGGGATCTCGTCGTCCAAGGGCTTCGATGCGGTTGCCTGATCCTTTTCAGCGGGTGGTGCGAAGTGATAAGAAACCTTTGCTTGGTTCTTACCGTTGTATTCTTCGTTCTTCACATTGATGCCTACAGTCTTGCCCTTAAAGAAGGCTGGGGCTGGCGCTTCTTTGCCATCATGACCAAGCGTCAAAAGAAGTTCTTTCAACTGCTTCCTGCCAACATCAGTCGCGGCAGGGGAGCCGCCGTGATATACGTATATCCACTGACGGATAGACCCGTCAGTGTTGTCGTACGAAAGAACAAGGCGAGCAGTATTTTTCGCATCATCTTTCTCTACAGCCGCGTCTGTAATCTTCACAACGTGCCGTCCCATACCCAGAATGCGGGTTGTTTTAACTTCGACACCTGATAAATCCATGCCTTCTAAGCCCATGAAATCACTCATTAGGTTTTTCTCCTTGGTAGTTTTTGTATTCAGCATCAGTCATATAGATGCGGCTAAGTAATTCAGTAACGTCATCAACCTCTTCGAATGCGTCGAGGCGACGGTGCGGGTCACGCACTTTCCCATGCCAACCATTTACGTTGTCGGTAATTAAGTATCGGCGGACAGAAACCTTGCCGCCCTGCTCGGACGTTTTACGCACGAGAGGGAAAACATTGTCGTAAAGGGCGGGGATAAGGCGTTGCACTTTTTTCTGCACCATCATGGGCCAGTAGTTCGTCACGCCGTTATCGTCGTTCTCTTCGTTGGCCAGCGCAGTTATAAGAACGTGCATAGGTAGGTCACGTACCCATTTGAGAGCAAACGTAATCTTGCGTTCGTACATGCCCCACTTCTCAAAGCCGTTGCCTGATCCAGCCATCTCAGCCTCGACATCAGAGAAGCACTTCTGAGAAAGCTCAGTCGCACTGTCTATGGCGATCCATTTGTAGTCCTGAGTTCGGAAGTCATCTGAGTTGATGTACTGCATCAGATCCTTGAATGAATACTGTCCGTCCTTTGGCTTCCGATCAAATGTCGAGAAGGGCAAGTAGTCGATGGACATATCACTAATAGATGATAGCCCACTTTCGCCACTAAGTATCAGTCCCTTACCGTACCGCTTTGCGTAGTTAGCGCATTGCGTTGTCTTGCCTGATCCGTGTGGCCCATAAACGAGGGACTTAGATGCGGACGCAACTGAAGTATCGTTGGTTTTTAGAGGTGTGATTTTCATGTCTGAACCTTGATTGTGGGTGAGCCGCATTCGATGGTTAGCGCTTGCTTCAGCACTTCCCTTACGTTGTCGGGGGCGGCTTCGTATTTTTTCCGATCAACGAGAAAACTTTGGTTGACGCACTCAGGAAGTCCTGCAACCTCGAATGTATCCTTCAACAACTTTTTATCCCATGACCATTTCTCGGGAACCTTGATCATCAGGGTACGCCCGTCGTCCATTTCTATGGGGTATTCGCCAGCCTCTTGAGGTAGATCACCAAGGAGTATTGCTTTAAGGTAATCCAAAGATACTTTAACTTCTTCGCTTTTCGCCAGCAAGTTAGCGTACGTGGTTGCGTTCTCACGCAATCTGTCTGCCTTGGGGTGTTGCGGTATAGGTAGTAAAGTATCTCCGAATATCATATCGTCCATGATGTTTATCCTTGAATATTGACGATCTATTTTAAGATCAAAGGTTGTGCTGTAGTAGTGTATATGATACATCCTTTAGTATTACAAGAGGAAAACAAAAAAAATGCACTTCGATATACAAAGATTGATCGACGATCTCGGTGGAGCACCCACCGTTGCTAAGTCGTTAGGCATCTGTAGAACCACGCCGTATGGCTGGGTACGCAGAGACTTTGTTTCCTCCACTTACCTATCAAAAATCAAAGAGGTATGGCCCATGCTTGACCTCGATCAATACTTCACGGAGGAACAAAACTATGGAGATACTAGACGCAGCGCTAGAGTATCTTGACCGAGGCTGGGCTGTCATACCGATCAGTCCAGACACTAAGAAGCCGCTCGTAAAGTGGGGCCATTATATAGACCAGAACATTATGCCGACAGAACAAGAGGCATACGAATGGTTCGATAGATGGCCCAACGCAAACATCGCGCTGCTTACTGGTGAGATGACAGGTCTTGTTGTTGTTGATTGCGATAACGAGGGAGCCGTCAAGGAAGCGGAAGGTCTTGGCTTGACGCGTACACCTGTAAGTGTGCGCACTAAGAAGGGTTGGCACTATTACTTCGAGTTCCCGAAAGGGTCTGACTGGATTAAGAATAGAGTTGGGTCCGATGGGAACAGTAAGGAGTGGCCTCGCGTTGACGGGTTAGACTTGCGCGGCAGTAAGGGTTATGTCCTTGCGCCGCCGAGCAAGAACTACGAATGGCGGGTGGCTCATGGAAACGACTTCGATGACATCCCTACTTACTCAGCGCCGAAGCTCACTGCGGAAGTATCGAACGTCATAGACTTTAATTCCTTTCGGTTGGAAGGAATGAGTTTAGAAGACATTCATGTAGATCAACCGATCTGGAACCGAACTGAAGAACTTGTTTCTCGTATTGGTAAGCTGCCCGATGGTGGCGGCAACGGTAGAGATGATCGCCTGTACAAATACATATCGTCCTTGGCGGGTCAGGGTGAGACAGTTGATGAACTTATAGAGGGCGCTGGTCGCTTCATGGATGCGTTCTTTCAGAACCACATAGAAGAGAGCAAGGTAAGGCAGATGTGCGAACGAGCTTGGAGCACTGAAAGCTCTGGGTCAGAACTGTCAGCCAAGCCGAAGGCACCCGAAAAGCCACCATCGTACAAGCCCATTACAACAAGCGACCTCGACGAACTACAAAGCTACGTAGACAACATGAGTTTCTTCATCGACCCGATTGCTCCAACGTCAGGTACAATCATACAGGTCTTTGGATACTCTGGTCACGGCAAGTCAATGTTCGTTCGTAATATATTGTACGCGGCATCTTCGGGTCAGCATAGATTTGGGCCATTCGACATGAACGAGAAGTCTCGGGTTTTGTACTTTGACTTCGAGAACAGTAGGTCGAACGTGGCTAAATTCCTAGACAGATCTAAGCGCAGCTTCGGTGACGCGGGTAATGACTTCATGATATGGGCACCGTTCCATGATCAGCGCGACATGAACCTGATGAACGAAGCGGGTATCAAGAACTTTGAACAATGGATCAAGGCTACGAAACCCACGCACGTTGTGATCGACACGATCCGATCAGCGTTCCCAGGTCTACAAGAAAACTCTGCCGAACAATGGGGGTACATAAATACTTTGTGCCTCAAGCTGCGAAATGCTGGGCTGTGCGTATGGTTGCTTCACCATAGCAACAAGCCAGGTGAAAGCGGTACGTCAGGTCGCGAAGCGGGTAGCTCTAACCAGTTGACCGTACTCGAAACCCAGATCAAAGTTACACAGGTCTTCTGGGATCAGGAGACAGCGGACGTAAAGGCTGGGATTTATGAGGGTAGTATCACCGCAAGCCCGTTTGTGGATATGAATGTTGCGGCAGAAGCAGAGGGCAGGCGTATAGATGTCATGATGCAGTTGCGGTACGGCAAGGTGCGTGAGTGGTCAGACGTTCACGAGCCTGTATATAATATAGCCTTCACCTCTTCGACAGAAGACGACACTGTATCTATCATGTCACCAAGGACAGCGAGGCAGCGGACCATGACCTTCGCTCAAGAATGGACAGACGCTTCTGGCGCAGTAAGGCCACCTCTCTCCGACATAGAGATAGCCAGTCGGGTGGGTCGCCCTGTGTCTACGATAGCTGAGTGGACTGAAAAGGTTAGGGCGACATCCGCCCCATCTTGGGCAGCTAACTCTCAATAAAAAAATCCCTCGACGTAGTTGATACCTAGCGTCGAGGGAGTTTAGTCTGGGAGAAAAACAGTATGTATAGTAAACACCTAAAGTTTAGCACTGAGACCAAAAAGTTTGCAACAAAAATCTAAATTATTTTTCGCTTAAATACCGAAAAGACTTTCGTACATTTGTTCGTACCCGAGGCGATAAAATCGCTGCTCTCTTTGTCTTTGTCCTGCTCTCATACGAAGTAATACATTACTTCGTATTCGCTTGCAGTCGCCTACATCGCTTGCGATTTTATCGTCTTTGTCGGAAATGTCAATACATACGCATATATTTTTTACCACCTAAAGTTTACAGTAAGTTGTGCATATGTTACAAGTCGAGACATGTTTACGCAAGAAACGGTAACGAACGCGATCATGTCAAGAAAAATCAAGTTACCTGATCAAGAGGTGACTTGGCTCCGAAAGCATCACAATGACTTCACTCACAAAGAATTAGCTGAGAAGTACGAGGTGTGTCTTGACACGCTAAAGAGATTGCTCATGCGGCTTGAACTTCAATATTTTCCAGGTGCCAAGTATCAGATCAAGCCTGCGCCCGCTAAGTGGAGCAGACCCTGCATTCTCTGCGGGTGTGATGAACCTCGCCCCAAGAACCAGTACAGATGTGACACTTGCGTAGACCGTGAAGGAGACGCCGAGCGCGTAACCCTCGAACAGCATCAACAAACTCAGGCTCGCAAGAAGCCTTACAAGCCAGAGGTTCCTTGGTAATGGGCAATCCACAGAAACGAAAAGGCGACAAGTACGAAGTCGATTTAGCAAAGTGGTTCAACGAGAACATCTTCAACGAAGAGCGTTGCCAACGTGCCCCTCTAAGCGGTGGTGGTAAGATAGGATTACAGGCTGGTGGTGCTGACATACTCGGTACGCCAGACGTGTTCATCGAAGCCAAGCGAGTAGAGCGCCTTAACGTACGAGACGCGATGCGCCAAGCGGAGCGCAACATAGACCAGACAAAATCTCCCGAAGCACCCGTAGTCGTGACGAGACGAAATCAAGAAGCACTAGACGACAGCCTAGTAGTCATGCGCCTCAAGGATTGGCGTCACATGTACGCAGCTCTTCTTGAAAAGCGAGGGTTCTTGTGAAGGTTCTGTTCTTACTTATATGGTTTCGGGCAGTACCAGATGTGGGCGTCAGCTATCATCACTTAGGTTCGTTCGACAATGAGACTAAGTGCGAGACAGAATTACGTAGAGCTTCGGTCTTGGTGAACGACAAGCTAGAGACAATAGAATGTATTCAAGTCCAGGTGTACAACTAAGTCACCTCCGAATGTAGGTACATGCCCTATAACTCCATAGGCAAAGGACGACACTCCCGTACGAAAGCATTAGTTTATTTCAATGGCACGTAGATCAAGCCCAAATTCAAAACGCGGTCGAGCAGCTAAGTCTGCGCGACAGAAAATATTACGTACACCCAAAACTACCGTGTCGGTCAATGGAGTTGTACGCCGTGGCAGTAGCCGAAGTAATCGCCCTAGCAAGCGCAGCTAACTCTGCTTACGCAGTTATCAAGAAAGCTGTATCGAATGGTCGTGAGTTGTCTTCCGTCGCTTCATCTATAGGCGTGATGCTAGACAGCGAGACCAAGTTAAAAGACGCCAGTAAGAAAAAGAGTTCCCCCTTCACCAACCTTCTTGGCAAGGGTGCATCTGACTTCGAAGCCTTTCAGAAACTTGAAGAGATGAAGGACAACAGAAACTCCCTTCGCTCAATCTGCATGTTGTATGGAAAGCCAGGGACTTGGGAACGCTTCGTACAGTTCGAGGCCGAGGCAAGACGTAAGAGAGCGGAAGCTCAGAAGCGAGCTGAAGAAGAGGCGGAAAGAAGACTGGTCGTCATTTCGTACTGCATCGCTGGCCTCATCGCCGCATCGGGTTTCGGCGGCTTCGCTTACTATGTTCTTTGGTACAAGGGGGTTGTGTAATGTACGTGATGGTAGTCCTCCTCATAATGGGTAGTGAGTACAAGATACACGCGGCCCCTCTGCTATTCAGAGACCACAGATCCTGCCACCAAGAGAAGGTAGATTACGAAAAGACTTTAGAAAAGACGAAGCCTAGTGACGGTTCGTATAGTGTGCGTTGCATACAGATGAACACTTCGTCGGCGGCAGCTCCGCTGGTGCGGAGCCGCTTGATAGCCGATAGCAGGAACTGAGGAACAAATGGTGGGCCTAGAACATATTATTACTATTGCTGTCGCAATCGCAGGCAGTGCTGGCTTCTGGTCCTTCATGGCCGTACGAGAAAAGCAGCGTCGGGATGCCAACTCCGAATACCAAACCACACTAAAGACACAGGTAGATAGGCTGGCTAACAAGTTGGACGAAAAAACCTCGCAAATAGAGGCACTATTAAAAGAGATAGCGGAGTTACGCTCAGATTTATCAGCGGCCAAAACAACCATCACTCACCTAGAGACACTCCTCCGCAACAGATGATTGGCAATTCAAGACAACATATACAGTGGCAGAGCAGCAGAGTTCTACGCCGCTTATGTCATGGAGAACATGGGTCTTCGTATAACTCATGTCGATCTACCGTACGATGATTTGTGGGCAGCAGTCCCTGGTGGAAAGATCGTACGAGTACAAGTCAAGTCTTCCCTACGCCCACAAATAAGAACAGATGTGGCGTGCCGTACGAAAAGATACGACTTCAAGGTGAACCCACACCGACGTTCCTCCTACGATGGCGTGTATATCTTTGTCGCTCTCGACCAAGAGCTAATGTTTGCACGCAGATGGGACGACAAGCCCCCAATATCTCTTAAAGTTAATATCCGAGAGTTCACACCAGAGCATCAAGCTGAAACTTTACGACGGGAGTTTAACCTATGAGAAAGATCGACAAGATTGTAGTTCATTGCAGTGCTACAAGACCAGATTGGATGTCGGCAGATGGCATCAACGAACAGCTAAAAGAGATAGACAAGTGGCACCGCGAACGCGGGTTCGACATGATCGGGTACTCGTACCTAGTGTCTCGAAACGGCGAGGTCGTACAGGGTCGCCCCCTCGAAAAAACTCCCGCCGCCCAGAAGGGTCACAACACAGGATCAATCGCTATCTGTCTGATCGGTGGCTTCGGATCTGACGCCGACGACTTGGCAACAGATCACTACACTCCTGTTCAGCTTGCCCGTGCGTACGCCCTTATCCGTGAGCTACAAGAACAGTTCAATGTAAAGAACGACAACGTACTAGGACATAACAGATTAAGCACCAAGGCGTGCCCAGGCTTCCGAGTTCAGAAGTGGTTGGCTGGCATGTCCCTATCGGAAGCTACGCAGAAGAAACCAGAGCGTACGAAGGCTGGCCAAAGTAAGACGGTCAAGGCTTCTGCTGCAACTGTCGCCGCATCCGCAGGCACAACTGTCACCGCCCTCTCGGGCATGAACGAAAACGCTCAGTACATCATCCTTGGATTTGCAGGCATCACTATCCTGTTTGGTTTATACATAATGCGGGAACGACTTAAAGCATGGTCAGAAGGCTGGCACTAAATGTTCGGTATGCAAAAACTTCAGCTATACGCGCTGGTTGGCGCGGCATTCGTACTCGGGCTGCTTGGAATTTATTCGGCAGGCGTCGCGCGGGGGCAAGATAAAATCAAGAGAAAGATAGACGAGAAGCGTTTAGCCAACGTCAGATCACAAAGGAAAATCACAAATGAAATTGACGACCTTGATCAAGATGAGTTGTTTCATCGTGGGACTAAGTGGATGCGCGACGATTAGTGGTGATACGTACTGTGATATAGCCGCGCCGCTATATTTTGAGAACGAAGACACAGTTAATTTCCTAATCGAAAAAGATGAGGATCTACTAAAGACCATATTGATACACAACGAGACGCACCAAAAGGTGTGCGAATAGGGTATTGATAATTCCACTGACTGCTTCACGTTAAGTGTATGGAACGACTAATAAATAAATACGGCAGTCAGCTCTCACAATTAGAGTACGAACTTTTGGTATTGCCGCCCAGAAAAGAGTTGGACGAAAAGCACAATCGTGCGCGCACTTACTTCATGTCTTCTCATGCGCGACGTTGCTTCGGTATACTGGTTATACGCAACACCCTTCACAAAGAACTAACAACTATAACTGACACCGCCAAGTTACTTGGCATCAGTCGCAA